CACCACGGGAGCGAAGATATTACACAAAACGCACACGCAATACAATACGATGAATTATTTCCAGCGGTAAAAATAAATAAAATATTTGGCGAAATAGAAAACAAATACGGCGTTACTTTTACGGGAACATTTTTAACAGACCCGAGATTTACAAAATGTTTCTTATACGGTAAAAACACGAACGAATATACCTTTTTAACTGAAAGTACGGACGTTATAATAGATCAAGTAACAGCAACGGTAATTGAAGATAATACACTACCAAACCCAGGCGATTTAACATATACGGATATTTACCAAGACGAAATAAACGTATTATTTGCTCAAGACGTTCAATTTAGTGTTATTAGTTTTCAAGTATTAAATCAATCAGCAGTTGGAACTTGGTATATTGACGTATTTCAAGACGGTAATTTTTATCAATCAATTGAAGGAAATACTACGGGGGTTTTTGGTAATATAAGTTTTCAAAACGTTTCAGGATTAGATACAACTTTAACTTTCAAAATGAAAGCAACGGTTGCTATGAATGTAGATATGTTAATCAATTACCAAATAACAGGAGTAAACGGATTAAGTAATTACGCACAAATAAGCACTGTACAAACTGTTTTAGCTGGTAATGTAAGCGTTAATTCAACGCTGCCAGATATGAAGGTAGGCGATTTCTTTTCAGGCGTTTTAAAAGAGTTTAACGCAACTTGCGTAGCTACTTCAGAAAACACTTTTGAAATACTACCTTTAGAAGATTGGTATTCACAAGGCGCTATTGTAGATATAACAGAACATACCGATATTGATTCAATAGATATTGAACGAATTAAATTGTATAAAAAAATAGCGTTTAAATATCAACAATCCGAAAGTTTTGTTAATCGTAATTTCTTTAAAATATCGAATAGCGAATATGGAAATATGGAATACCAATTTGCGTACGATGGCGACGAGTATGTAATAGAAGTTCCTTTTGAAAATTTACTATTTACCCGTTCGGTAGGTGCGTCAAGTAACTACGCTATTTTAGGTTATTGCCTTAATGAAAGCTTCAACGCGTACACACCTAAACCGATGCTGCTTTATTTGTATGGCGAAAGTAATGATTTAAGTTCACACCCTATTAGATTTTACGATGGAACTACGCACCAAGATATTGATTCATTTGCACAATTTGGTCAAGACCTTAGTTATCAAAACGAAAAATATAGTTTAAACTTTGGAGCTGAAAATTCAGTAATTCACGAAGAAACAATTCAACAAGGTTTATATGCTGAATATTATTTTCCGTATTTAGTTAATTTATTTAATTTAAAGAATCGATTAGTTAACGTAAAGACGAATTTACCTATTTCCTTATTGACTAACTTACAACTAAATGACCGTCTTATTATAAGAGATAAACGCTATATAATAAACGAAATGAAAAGCAACCTTACTACGGGTCAAGTAGATTTCAGTTTGTATTTAGATTTTCGACCTTTAACAAGCGGTAAACCCTACGTACCAAGTTTTGACGCACAATGTTTAAACGTTCCTATTAAGTTTATTAACGGTGCGGTAAGTGCCACTATTACAACAACTTTTGGCGGCGTTACAATCACTCCAAGCACAATAACGAGCAGTCAAACAATAGTAGTTTGTATTCCTGAAAACACGAATTCACCTTCATTTATTTTAGCTGAAAATTCAAACTTTTTAATTACTGAAGAATTCCAAAACTTAATAACGGAAAATTCGAGCGTTCAAGTTATTACATTGACTGTAACTTACACTTTTGGGGATGGAAGCACAACAGTAAACACAATTCAAATATTACAACAATGATTCAATTAATTTTAGAACTATTAAAAGCTGACGATTTCTTCGGAGTGAGTGAAATAGTGGACGTGGCGAAAGGAAAACACGAACTAACGGGAAATATTAAAAAGATTTATAAACAAGAAAAGCGTAAACAATGGCTGAAAAAAGAACGATTGAATTAGAAATAAAAGACAATAGCAAAAGTCTAAAAGCGCAATATAAAGAAGCCGTTGCGGAACTTCAAAAAGTAAGTGCGCAATATGGTGAAACTTCAAAAGAAGCCGTAAAAGCGGCACGGGCTGCAGCTGAATTAAAAGACCAAATAGGATTCTCAAAAGACTTAGTAGATTCATTTAATCCAGATGCTAAATTCAATGCTTTGTCGCGTTCTATTGGTGGTGTTTTAGACGGTTTCCAAGCTTTTGAAGGTGCTTTAGGTTTAATAGGTGTTGAAGGTGAACAAGTACAAGCCGCAATGTTAAAAGTACAAAGTGCAATGGCACTTTCTCAAGGTATTCAGGGCGTAATGGAAGCCAAAGATTCTTTATTACAACTTGGAACTGTAATGAAGTCAACAGCAATAGGACAAGCCGTTTTAACTGCTGCAACTGCTGCTTATAATATTGTAGTTGGAACAAGTACGGGTTTAATGAAAGCTTTTCGTATTGCTATGATTTCAACTGGAATAGGTGCTTTAGTAGTTGGAGTTGGTTTATTAGTTGCGAATTTTGATAAAGTAGTAAACGTTGTAAAAAATGTAATAGGATATTTCAGTAATCTAAGCGGAACGGCAAAGAATATTATTTCTGTAATGTTTCCTATTGTTGGAATAATTCGTTTAATTGCTGCTGCCTTAGAAGAGCTCGGTATTGTTGAAACTGAACAAGAAAAAAAACAACGTGCAAGAGATGAAGCGACAAAAAAAGCCGCAAATAATCGAATATACGAATTAAACAAAGAAAAAAATCTACGTGAAAAGTTAAGCAAGGTAATGGAAGATGCTTATAATAAGCAAGACAAAGCCATGAGTCGCGAAATTGCATTATTAAAAGCACAAGGAAAAGACACTACAGCACTTGAACGCGCACGTTTACAAGCCACTATTAGATACCAAACAAATTTACAGAATGAGACCTATGCTTTATATCAGCAAAACAAAGAAAAAAATGATTTAATAAAAACAGAATTATACGCAATAGGAGTAAGGGAAAACGATTTTAAAGCATATAATAAATTTATTGGTGAATCAAGTGCTATTCAAAAAGATTTAGCTCAACAAAATGCTAAGGCAAATGAAGCACGATTAGACGCCGTAAATCAGTTAGCTATATTTGAAGCCGAAGTACAAAAAAGAAATGCAGAAAGCCAAAGTAATTATAACCAGCAAAGCGTTCAATCACATAAAGAAACTACTGAAACAAAAATAGATATTTCAAGACGTTTAGAAGATGAAAGTTTAAGAATACAAGAGGAAGGTCGTGAAAAAGAATTAGCTGCATTAGATTTAAAATATAAACGCCAAAAAGAAGATGCTGAAAAAGAATTAAAAGACGATAAAGACAAAGTAAATAAGTTAGCTAAATTAAACGCACAAGCTATTGAAAGTCGAGCAGCTGATGAAAAAATCATTAATGACAAATATGATAAAATAGAAAGAGACAAAAAAATAGAAAACGAAGAATGGTTTAAAAATTACGAAAAAAAACTTGCTGAAGAAAAATTACAAGCTGAAATAATAAACAGCGAAAATGAAGATGCTGCAATGCAAAAGCGTAATGAAAATAGAATACAGGCACGTTTTTCAATGTTAACGGATGAACAATTACAAGAATATAATAGCAAAAAAGAATTTAATGATTCTCTTGCTGAATTAGACCGATTAAAAAACGAAGGTGCTTTTAAAACCGAAGAAGAATATTTAAAAGCCGTTGATATATTACAAGATGATTATAATAAAAAAGATATTGCACGAAAAAACGAATTAAGACAAAAAACACTTGACCTTACTGCAAAATCTTTTAGTGCATTAGCCGAGTTAGCTGGTTCGTTCAATACTAAAAACGAAAAGGACGCACGTAAACAATTTCAAGTACAAAAGGCTTTTAATTTAGCCGCTGCAATTACAAACACTGCAATGGCGGTAACGGGTGCGTTAACTGCTGGTGGTAACCCGATTAAGTTGGCAACGGGAATGCAATTTGTTGAAGCTGGTATCGCTGCAACGGTTGGAGCTGCGAACATAATTAAAATTTCAAATTCTAAATTTGGAGGGGGTGCAAATTCAGGCGGTGGCGGTAATGATACTAACGTACCAACTGCTGCGCCTATGACTGCTAACTTTAACACAATAGGTTCAAGCGGTATTAATCAATTAGCACAATTACAACAAACGCCTACACAAGCCTACGTAGTGAGTGGCGAAGTAACAAGCGCACAGGCCTTAGACCGAAATAGAGTACAAAACGCAACATTATAAGTTTAATAGTTATGGCAAAAGTTGAAATAATAGAACTACTAATAGACGATACAAAATTAGAGGCTGGTATTAATGCCGTTTCAGTTGTTGAAAGTCCCGCGATCGAAGAAAACTTTATAGCGTTAAAAAAGCACGAAGTTGAACTAAAAGAAGTAGATGCGGAAAAACGTATTTTGATGGGTGCGGCTTTGGTGCCTAATAAACAAATTTACCGAAGAAACAAGGACAAAGAATTCTACATTTACTTTAGTGAGGACACGGTACGCAAAGCAAGTGAATTGTTTTTAATGCGCTCAAATCAAAACAACGCAACGTACGAACACGAACGCAAAATGCTTGACGGTATGTCGGTAGTTGAAAGCTGGATAATTGAAGACGAAAAGACGGACAAAAGCCGATTATACAACTTTAATTTACCAAAGGGAACTTGGATGATTTCAATGAAAGTAAACAACGACGATGTTTGGCAAAAGGTAAAAGACGGCGAAGTAAAAGGATTTAGTATTGAGGGACACTTCGTAGACAAATACGAAATGAGTTTACAACAAAACGAAGAAGACGAAATAATAGCATTTCTAAAAGAAATACTGGATACTAAATTAGAAACGTATAACGACTATCCTAAAGAAGCAAGCGAAAACGCAAAGATAGCATTACGCTACGCTGAAGAAAACGGTTGGGGTGACTGCGGAACGCCTGTAGGAAAAGCACGTGCCAACCAACTTGCAAACGGTGAAAATATAAGTAGAGAAACAATTTCTCGAATGGCTTCATTTGCACGTCACAAGGAAAATTCACAAAAGGAATTAGGGGACGGCTGCGGTCGTTTAATGTGGCTTGCTTGGGGTGGTGACGCTGGTATTGAGTGGGCGCAAAGAAAGTTAGAACAAATAGATAATAAATAAATGAGAACAGCAAGTAAAGTAAGTCCGCGTGGTGGTAAACGTGGATGCCTATGTAAAGACGGAAAATACCACAAAGATTGTTGTGACGGTAGTTTAGAAGCGCAAGGAATAGGTAAAACAGCCAGTGTAACGCCTCAAAATGTAACGATAACAGATAACAACGGAGTACGTACGATAGTACGACAAAACGGATAAAAAAGGAACAAGTAAAAATTTTAAAAGTTAATAAGTTATGAATACACTAAAAACAGTTTTCCGAAAACTATTCAAAGAAGAAACACAATTGGCTTCGCATGAAGTTGAATTGAGTTTAATTGAAGATTTTAAAAGCAATAAAGCTATTGCAACATCTTTAATTAATGAAATTTTACAAAAAGATTACCCTAATCTTGTAAAACAAACAAATGATGCAAAAGATAAAATGAGAAAAGCTATAAACTTGGTTACTCAATTATCTAACATTAATTCAGGTCTTGATATAAAATTTAAAGAATTAGGACTTGATTGGAGAAAAGATGAAAATTACAAAGGCTTTAATCAGCTTTTAAAAGACGAAAAAACAGTATTTGATATTTTAAATAAATTAAAATAAATAAAAATGAAAAATAGCTTAATCAATCAAATCAAAACTTTACTTGGAATGGAAGTAAAACTTGAACAAATGAAACTAATGGATGGCGTAACAGTTTTAGAAGCTGATATGTTTGAAGCTGGTAACGAAATTTTCGTAGTAACGGAAGACGAACAAAAAATACCCGTGCCTGTAGGAGAATACGAAATGGAGGACGGTCGTATGTTAATCGTTGTTGAAGAAGGGATTATTTCCGAAGTAAAAGAAAAGGTTGAAGAAGAAGAAGAAGTAGAAGTTGAAGAACCTATCGAAGAAGAAGCGAAAAAAGAACAAGAAATGGAAACGGCTAAAAGCAACCCTAAAAAAGTAGTTGAAAGCACAATTAAAGAAAGTTTCTTTTCGGAAATTGAAGCGTTGAAAAAAGAGAACGAAACGTTAAAAGCTGAATTAAGCAAATTGAACGAGGTTAAAGAAAACGAGGTAGAACTATCTGAAGAAGTTAAACCAATTTCTTTTAATCCTGAAAACGAAAACAAAGTTGAGTCTATAAAATTTGCGTCTAAAAGACCACGCACAATAATGGATTCAGTTTTAAATAAACTAAATAAGTAATAATTTAAAAAACAATAAAAAATGAGTACAACATTAACAAGTATCTCAAATGATTCTTTACGTCAAGTAGGTGTAATTGAAACATTGAC